GAAGCTAGACGTAAAGCAGAACAAAATGCGCTTGAACGTAATTTTGGTAAAGATGGTAAACAGGAAGCAAGAGTATATGATAAATTCTTTTTGCGTGATACATATATTGACAAAGAAGAATATCTTGCGCATAAAGACAATTACATTTTATATTAAGGAAATTCATGAGACGTTTATTTATTATTAGAAAAGATTTAAATTTACATGCTGGTAAACTTGCAGCAATGGTTGGACATTGTGCTGAAGGCTATTGGCTTAACTTATTTAAGCAAAGTTATATTAAAGACAATGAATTTGATACTTTACCTGTAGAAACGCCGGAAGACCCAGACTATTGGATGTTATATCGACATCCAGCAGTTTATGAAGCAGCAAAAGCAGCACATGAACGTGGTGATAAATCCTTTATTTTTAAGGCAGAAGATTCAAGACCTACAATTAGTGTTGTCATGGAACTTCCAAAGGATATTTGGAACGATTATATTAATGATATATTCACTAAGACTATTTGTGAAGCAAAGAACCTTAATCATTTAATGAAGGTTGTTGATATTGCAAAGGAACTCGGATTGGTCGAAGGTATTGACTATGGTTTCATCGACGATGTTTGTAAGACTGATTTAACACCAGAATTCACTGATGAAAATGGTGTTGGCCGTTGCCGTGTAGGTATTTGGTTTAAACCGTTGCCAGATGAAATCAGTCATAAACTTAGTAAAAAATATCAACTCTATAAGGGCTAAATATGTGGTCATTAATTTTAGTTTTTACTTTTACTACCTATCATGGTGCAGGTATGTCAACTACTGTTATTCCTGGCTTTTCATCTTATGAAACCTGTGCAGCTGCAGGTAGTCAGGTTGATAATATTAAACGATTTATTTGTATAGAAGTAAAATAATGAAAGTTGGATTAATTGGAAGAAATATCGGATATAGCAAGTCAAAAGAGATTTTCGAAGCTAAAGGTATCGAATATCATGTCTATGATGTTCCTTATGTAGAGCAGGGAATCGAAATGGCAATAGCTGATCAGTTAAATGGCTTTAATGTAACGAAACCGTTTAAGAAAGATATTGTCAAGTACATGGATTCATTATTGCATGATGCTTACCATACTAAAACGGTAAATTGTGTTAAAATCATAGATGACCGTTTTATTGGTGAGAATTTTGATGGCGAAGCATTCCGAAATTCTTTAGAGTATTATCTGAGTAGTCATGAAGATTGGGAATCTAAATTTCCAAGAAAAATAGCCATTCTAGGAAATGGAGGAGTTGTTCCTGCTATTCTCAATGGACTTCATGAAGCAATTAATATGAGTTCAAATGCTAAATATAGTATTGCAATGACAGTATATGCTCGTAATCCTGATGTAAAAACTGAAAATCCTCTATCAAAATTTAAAGCCAAAGATCACGACCTTATTATCAATACTATTCCATTTGAAGCTAAGATTGATATTAATTTTAATAACAAGCATAAGTTTATTTACTACGATTTAAATTATGCTGATGATACATTAATCAAAAAAGCCCAAAGAAATAAAAATTGTTCATGGGCTATTAATGGAATGGATATGTTAGAACGTCAAGCTGATATGGCATTAAATTGGTGGAATGAATAAAAATAAAGCGGGTGTTTAGCCCGCTTTTTTGTTATTCAAATGTTATATTGTAATTCGCTTCTTCTATTTCTTCAATAGTTAGTTTCTTACTAAATAACTGTTTTAATTTTTCCATTAATCCCTTAGCTTCTTCTTTAGATAATGGACTTGTATTTATATTTAATGTAATCGTATTAGTTTCCTCTATTGGAGTAGAAAGAATAAATGATGCATTGTATTCTTGTTCAAAAAATCTTATACCATAATCTCTAATCATTCTTTCTTTCCATGCTTCATCACGACCAGGAATTTCATCATATCTAACTCTTGTTGCATTATAAGATGAGACACCACGTTTTGCATGACAATATACTTCATAGAAAGCATTATCACCATTAGGAGTAGATATTAAAATAGTTTGACTACTTGCTCTTGCTGATTGAGTCGGGAATATAGCTTTCATAAAGTCTTCTAATGTTTTATTTTCAGCAAATGCCATTTCGTCAAATACAAGCAAGTCAAATGCTCTACCACAAACAGCAGAATAGCTCATTGCTGATGCTATAATATATGAACCATTTTCAAAATATAATCTATCCTTATTATTTTTTGTAAGTTTAACAGTAAGGAATTCTGGAAGGTTATTATATATTTCTTTTACTTTATTGAGTATCTCTACAGCTTGGCTATATGTATTTGCAGTAAGTGCTACACTTTTATCAGGATGATACATAGCAAACCACAAAATGTATATTGCAGCTAATGTAGTCTTGCCACACTGTCTTGGTGCAACAATAATATGATTACGCTTTTTCTTTTTAGGTTCTGATGTTTTTACAAATTTACGTAAAAGCTTAGTTTGAAATTTATACGGATGAAATTGTATAAATCCATCACAAGTAAGTATCTTTACGTATTTTATAAATTGGTTAATGTTTTTAGAACATACTTCTCGTATGTTTTTTTCTTTAATATTCATTGTTTTCCTTAATTTTTTAATGTTTACTTTCGGATAATCCATGCTTTACGCATATCAGTTTCCTCCGCTATGGGTTTTTAAATGGCGAACCCTTCCGACTTTTTGACGTACACTCTTTTGAAAACCATGTTATTTATATTATACATTTATAAAATATAGATAATTTATTATATTATAGGGTTTACAAAAGAAAAATATTTTACTATATTTAACATCGTAAAAACAAAAAACAATAAAAAAATTTTATATATAATATAAAGGTTAAGAAAATGAAAATGCTTAGTTTAACAATCCTTCTACTCAGTAGCCTGCTTCTCAGCTGGTTATTGCGTCGTAGTATAGTGGGAACTAAGTAGTTCGATTTTTTAATCGTAATGAAAGATTTAAAGGTTCCCACAAGTTGGGGACCTTAATTTTTTATATAGCTCTATGTGGTAATTGGTTAACCGAGGTGACTCCAAATCTCCTGTTCCCTGTTCGAATCGGGGTAGGGCTGTAAACGGTCTGTGATTGGAATTGGTATACAGCATCGGCTTAAACCCGGTGGCCGAGATAAATACGGATTGGGGGTTCGAGTCCCTTCAGGCCGATTAAATAACGTCAGGTGGTGGAATTGGTAGACACGCCAGCTTGAGGGGTTGGTGCTCGAAAGAGCGTGAGGGTTCGAGTCCCTCTCTGACGATAACATTTTGGAGTTGTGCACGAGTGGCTTATGTGGGCACCCTGCTAAGGTGCTGGACGCGAATAGCGTCCCGAAGGTTCGAATCCTTCCAACTCCGCTAACTATCCACTGGTGACGGAACTGGCATACGTATCGGATTCAAAACCCGAGTTTTGAGGGTTCGACTCCCTCCTGGTGGACTAAAATATGGCCGGGTTACCAAACTGGCAAAGGGGCCTGACTTAGAATCAGGTATTTGCGGGTTCGACTCCCGCCTCGGCCACTATGACAAATTTTGAAATGTGAAAAGATTCATGGTATGGGCTAATGAAAATTCATAACTATAAATAATATATGAATTTGAATGAAGCTATAGATTTATTAAAGAAAAATAAATATCTAGTTGAATTAACAGCATTACCTAAAATCTATACTAATGAGTATGGCATTTATGCAAAAATGACTAAGAAAGGTCGTGAAAAACGTAATGCTAAAAATACTTATAAAGATGACCAACGTTACAATGACCACGAAGGAACTTTGTGGCTAGACGTTAAACAAAAAGACCGTTTTACTCTATCTTTAGCTATAATATCAGGATTAATAGATTCAGGAAAAATAGATTGTTTCAATGATGGCATTGAAAATTATCCTGGCGGTGATGAATTATACATGGAAGATATATTTAATTTAGATGATATTGAAGATGGAGCTCAATTATTAGATGAATTATATTATTTCCCAAGTTTAAATGAATTCATTGACGAAGTATGTGGATTCTTAGAAGATAACATGGGTAAAAAACATCTTAGAGTATATAGAGGACTAGAATTAGATTCTTATAAATTAGCTCAAATATACAAGAAAGATAAATATGTATTTCAGTCACCTATAAGACTTGTTCAATATCTCGATAATACAACAAAAGAATTTAATTCATTTAGTGTAAATGGAGAAATTGCAATAAACTTTATTGATGGCGCTGATAATTATATTGTTTTTTCTGGTGAAATAGATAATAATGATGTAAACTGGGCTTTCAGTGCATATCTTATGGGTAGGCATGGCACAATAGCTGAAGCAGAATTAAATCTTAATAATATAAAGCATCTAAAAAATATAAGAATTAATGATTTTAATATTACTGATAATACTAAAAAAGAAGCTAAACTATATGCTAAGCATCCAAGATTAAATCACGTCGAAAAACTTCCTACTGAAGTTGATTATTTCTTAATAGGTAGTAATAATTTTAAGGGTTATTTTTTAGTTGATAATAATTGTAAAAAAATATTAGATAAACCAATTAAAAAAGCTATTCTTGATGCTACGGTACGTGGTTATATTTTAGTAACTTTAGACGATAATAAATTCTGTTTAATCTCACGATCAACCGGAAAAATATTATTTAAAAACGGTTGCGATGAAATATTACGTGTATATGAAAAGAAAATATATGTAAAAAATGGTGACTCTTATTATACATTTGATGAAAATGAACACTTATTATATAAAACACCAGTATTTATTGAATTAGAAAATGAAAGTTTTACCTATGATGGCGATAAAGTTGAAATGGTTCGTGTATATCCAAGTGCAAGGATAGAACAGCATAGATTAAAAACTGGTGGACCACTTTATAATGCTATGTTTAAAGATGGTAAATTTATGTTCCCTAAATCTTTTGCCATATATGATGAGCTAGAAAATGCAATTCAAGAAAAGTTCAAAGAAATTGTAAA